GTTATATGAGAAGATAAATCATACTTTTGATTGGACTACCTTAACTGGTTGGGATACAGTACGTTGTAATATAGTATGGTTCTTTGATTGGGTCGATCTACCTAGACCTATTCAAGATTATATTGTAGCTAAAACAGCATCTATTGTATCTAGTCGTATAATAGGAGATAGAGGACAATATCAAATACTACAACAAAGAGAATTAGATAATAGAGCTAAAGCTTTAGAGTATGAATGTAATCAAGGTGATTATACTTTCTTCGGACATAAACGTGGTGAAAAAGTATATGATTCTTATAAACCTTACCAAGCCCTATATAGATAATGGCAGCTGTAACTCAAACAATTCCAAATTATTTAGGTGGTGTATCTAACCAACCTGATGATAAAAAATTACCAGGTCAAGTTAGAGATGCATTGAATGCATACCCTGATCCTACATTTGGATTAACTAAAAGACCTGGTTTAAAATTCTTAGCACAACTGACTGATGGTAGCTCAGCTTTTGATAATAATGATCTAGATACTGCTAAATGGTTTTACTTTAATCAAGCTTCTGATGAGAAGTATGTTGGTTGTATAGTAGGAGCTTCTAGTAGTCCTCATGGTCAGATACATATATGGAATACAACCGATCTAGTTAAGTGTACTGTAAATTATCATAGTGCAGCTAGAGCTTATTTAGATGCTGTTAATTCTATTGATTATGATGTACTATCTATAAGGGATAATTCAATCATAACAAATAAAACTAAAGTAATAACAAAAGTAGCTGGTGATAGTTTTACAGCAGGTACTGTAGGTACTGTTAGAATACATTTAGCTGAGTATAGTCAAAAATACACTATCACTTTAAATGGATCTGATTTTATATTAAACACTTATGCTGCTAACACAGCATCTAGCGATAGTGATGTTACTAACTTTTTAAGTGTTAATGATATATTAACTGGTTTAAAGGATGGTTCAAATACTGGTGGTACCTACAGTGGTGCTGCTGGTGGAGTGAATGGGGTTTCAGGTATAACAGCTACTATCATAGGATCATCTTTAGAATTAACTGGTACTTCTGCTTTTACTCTTACAGTTAAAGGTGGTAGAAGTGGTGAATCTTTAACTTCTTATCAAGATGAAGTAGAATCTAGCACAGAATTATCTTCTAAATCTAAGCATAACAGGATCGTTACAGTTAAAAATACAACTTCTTCATTCGATACTTATTATGCTAAATTTGACGCTGCTGATAACTCTTCTGGTGATGGTAATTGGATTGAAACTTTAAAACCTGGTGAAACTAAAGGGCTAACTGAGTCTACTATGCCTCATCATTTGTATCGTACTGCTAAAAATACTTTCTCTTTTAGTGCTATAAATGGTGTACAACATGACGGATCTGCAGCTACTGAAAATAGTATAGCTTCCCATAAGTGGACTGCAAGAACAGTAGGTGATGATACTACTAACTCTGACCCTACATTTGTAGGTACCACTATACAACAATCTTTCTTTTACAATAATAGACTAGGATTCCTTACAGAAGATAATGTGTCTATGAGTCAAGCAGCTGATCATTTTAATTTTTATATGACTTCAGCACAGACTACTACTGATGCTGATCCTATAGATCTCAACTGCTCTAGTACTGAACCAGCTAATCTACATGCTATCATACCTACAGCAGGTGGTTTATTATTATTTAGTCAGAATCAACAATTTATAATGTTCTCTGCTGATGGTAATCTCAAACCATCTACAGCATTAATTCGTACTTTGTCTAATTATAAAATGGACAAAGATATAGACCCAGTTGATGTAGGTACTGAAATTAACTTCTTAAGTAAGACACATACTACAGCTGGTTTTACTAGAATATTTGCTATGGTATCATCTGGTGCTGGCTCTCCTCCTACTGTAGTAGATATAGGACGTTCAGTGTCTGAATACATACCAGTTGCTGTGGATAATTTGACTGCTAATTCACAGAATAATTTCATTGCAATGTATGGTAAGACATTAGATAAGGTGTATTTCTTTAGAAAATATAATGATGGAGAACGTGATTTAATGCAGACTTGGTTTAACTGGCAGTTACCAGGTAATGTCCATTATGTCACTACTGATTCAGATACTTTATATACTGTAGTTAAAACAGGTACAGGTGGTGCCGCTAGGTATGTATTATGTAGTGCTACATTAACACAAACTCCTGAAGAAACTATCATTACTACAGCAGATGGTCAGCAGGTAAACCCTCATATGGACTTTTATACAGCTGCTACTAATGGATTATCAGGTGGCTCAGAGAAGAAAGTTGTATATGATTCTACTAATGATTTTTCTAAATGTTACATACCTTATTCTGATGTAACTACATTAACCCCTGTTGTTGTTATTGCTGGTAATGCTACTTCTAATTTCTCTGGTACTACTGAGTCTGGTTTTACAATTACTCCAACCCGTGCCTCAGATAGTGATGGTACCTATTTCAAAATCAAAAATAAAGACCTCTCAGGTCAAGCGGCAAACGTATATGTAGGTTATAAATATAATTATGATATAACATTACCTAAATTATACTTTAGACCTGATCCTAATAGAACAGATTATACTGCTTCTTTAACTGTAGCTAGGTGTAAATTTTCTATTGGTAAATCTAGTGTAGTAGGTTTTAAATTAAAAAGAAAAGGCGTACAAGCTGCTACACAATCCTTTACAGGAGATGGTAGTACTACAGCTTTCTCACCTGATTTTACTGTTAAAGATAAAGCAGATGTAATAGTTAAAAAGAATGGTGCTAAACAATTATTAACTACTGATTATACAGTAGCAGATCATGCTACTAATCCAGATCAGATTACAGTTACCTTTGGTACAGCCCCTGCAGCTGCTAGTACTGCAGCTAATGTAACTACATCTGCTGACACTGTTGAAATATATATAGATAATTGGTATACTATACAACCAACACAAGATGCTAATTACTACTTAGGAGATGATGTACCTATTGAAGAGCAGAATACTTTTGTAGTACCTATACATCAAAAAACTGATAACTATACTTTAAGAGTCTTTAGTGACTCACCATTTCCTGTAGCTTTAACTTCTATGGCTTGGGAAGGTAACTATTCACCCCGCTATTATAGACGAACATGACCCAAAAACTCCACCTAGTTGATACCGATATGGTACAAGACATTTGGCCTTTAGCTAGACCTTTAGTAGAGAAAGCATTAGCACATTCTGAAGGTCAGATGTTATCAGCAGATGCACTGAGAATGATTCTCAATAACAAACAGCAGTTGTGGGTAGGTTTTGAAGAAGACATACTTTTCACAGCTGTTGTTACTGAGTTAATAAATTATCCTAGACATAAAATACTTAGAATTATAACTTTTGCTACTCAAACAGGTTATGGTATGGATCATTGGTATGACACCATTGTTGATACATTAACTATGTTTGGTCGTAGTTTAGGCTGTAATGCTTTAGAAGCTTGGTGTAGAAAAGGTTTAGCTAGGAAGTTAGATTGGGAACATAACTACACAGTAATTAACAAACCTATTAAATTAGAGGAATAATCCTATGAGTAAAGGCGGGGGTGGCGGCGGCTACGATCCTGGTCCACAATATGAATATGATAAAGAAAAGTTAATATTTGATTACGAACAGGCGAAGGATAATTACCATCGTCAACAAGATGCTTATGAAATGCAGCTATGGAATCGTAATCAGAATTTAGATTTTCAAGATCAAGAGCGTATTGAAGCTTGGCAACATAAGCAGGATATGGCAACTTATGATTTTAATAATCAAGTTGCAGCAAGGATAGCTAGTGAAGAAGCTGTTGGAAAACAGTTATATTATAATGAATTAGCTGAAGAAATAGGTATTAATGATGCTACTCGACAATATAATGAACGATTAACATCTTTAGGATTTCAATTTGAAGAAGTATTTCAAAAATTATACGATACAGAAGAGTCTGCTTTCTTTGATAAACGTGGTATAAGGCAGAATTTATTTCAAGAAAAGAAAGGATTAGGTTTAAAAAAAGAAGGTGTTGGACTTAGTTTTAAAGATATGGCAGGTAAAGCTGGTTTAGAGTTGGAAGGTTTAACTACACAACGTAAAGGTAAACAAGCCGAGTTATCTGCTAAAGCTCAAAAGTTAGGTATAGATTCAATGAAAGCTGCAGGTCAAGCAGCTGCAATGGGTCAGACTGGAAGAACAGCTAGAAAGAATCTTCAATCTATAATGGCTAGTTTCGGTAGGGAACAGGCTATCTTATCAGATGTGTTAGAGAATTCAAATAGTCAATATGATCAACAATTTGCACAAATAAATCAAAATGTAGATGCTAGTACTAGACAGACTAATCTTTCTTATAAACAAGTAGCTGCTGATATTGCTAATGCGGAAACTAATGCAGATTTCCAAATACAAAAAGTAGGGATGCAAGTCAGTCAGGCTGAAAGAGGCGCTGCAAGAAGCGAACGTCAGTTAAAAGAAAGTATGAAGAGTGCTCAAGATCAGTTACAATCTGAAAAGTCTGCACTTGCTTTGCAGAAGTTCTCTGCTGATATGTCAGCTGAAGCTAGCTTGGCACCTGAACCTAGTATGCCTCCACAACCTAAACCACCAGTTAAACTTCCTAGACCTAAGAGTATGGAACCAGCAGCACCTCCTAGCTGGGATAGAATACCTAAACCTAGAAGAGGTACAGCAGGATCTAGTGCAGGCGCTCTTAGTAACTTCCTTGGTGCTGCAGGTACAGTTGCTGGTATCATTGGTACTGTAGCTACTGTTGCTCCAATGCTATCAGATGATAGATTAAAGTATAATATAAATAAAGTAGGTAATTCTAAAAAAGGTATACCTATCTATACATTTAAATATAGATTTGATGGTAAACATGGACCTACTTATAAGGGTACATCTGCTCAAGATTTAATCGCAATGGGTCGTGAAGATGCCGTTGTACAAAAAGAAAAAGACGGATTCTATTCTGTTGACTACAGTAAGCTGGATGTTGACATGGAAGTCGTTACAACCTAACATTAACTAATGTCTCTATATAAAGGGTACGCCCAACAAAGAGGCTTCGATCCAATCAAAGTTCCTGATCCATCTGAAAAAATCCGCCGACAAGGTCTAAGGGCTTTGCAACAGATGAATGAGAACTTTGAATTTGAACGAAACCAATCACGTCAAATTGTACAAGCCTTTGACGATAATTTTAAATTAGAAGAAAATCTTAGAGATCAGAACTTTAAAGATCAGAAATCATATAATGAAATGATGGCGAGAGCTAAGTTTCGTAATATGGAGGTCTCAATTAATGATGCTAAGAGGAAATCTGCAAGAGGTAATCAAACTTTAAATAACCTTAAAGCAATAGCTGCTTTCTCACAGCAAGCTGGTGATGCTTATATGAAGGTTGAGACTCAAAGAAGAAAAAACATAGATTCATATGTTAGCTCTGTAGTCGAAGATCATGATTTACAACCTTGGCAGACTAGAGCTTTAATAAATGCTAAAGAAGGGCTAAGAGCAGGTGTTAAAGATATAAACACATTAAGAAATGAACTAGAGTTACAACATGTCCCAATAGAAGATATAAACAAACTAGTTCGTGCTGGTGGTTATACACGCTTTGCTATTAACAGAGCACAAGCAAAAAGACATGCAGAAGGTTTTGATTTGTATCTAGCACGTAGAGGAAATGAAACTCTAGATGGATTCAATATGAATCTTAACACTGCAATAGCTACAAATTCACCTGTATTACCAGCAATGTTATCTCGCTTGTCGAGTGACTATAGTAAGGATAAGGAAGGTAATCCCTTATTTGATGATAAAGTACGTTCAGAATCTGGTTATAATGCAACTATAAGAGAAACAAAAGGTAAGTGGTCACAAAGAGCCGCTCGTCTAGATAAAGAGCAATCGTTTAAAGAAAGAGCTGAAGATGACGTACATCTATTATCAGCTTATATAGGTAATAAATCTAATAGTACAGATATAATTGGACCTGAAGGTTTATTTGTAATGGTACAAGATTTAGCTGGTAACCTTGAAGGATTATCAAGACATGAACGTAGTAGAAGACTTAAGGCTGCTAAGGAACGTGTCTTAGCTGCAGCTAAGCTTGGTATTCCAAGAGGTCAAATTAATTATGCATGGCTTGAAGGTATAGACGATCTTAAGGTAGGTCCAGGTACAGGTATTGAGGTACCAGGATTAAAAGGTGGTAAAGCTGTATTAGCTTCAAAGCACTTTCCTAACTTTATAAATGATTTAAAAGATTTATATAAAGAACAGTCAGATTTTGAACAGAGAGAAATAGATAGAGCAGAAGGTATAAATGAATTAGAAGGTAAAGTGTTTAGAAAGAAAGTTAGAGACCTCATTAGCAACAAAGATTATAATCGTGAATTATTATCTCAGTCATATAGTGAAGCTATTTCAAGAGGTAAAAATAATCCTAATAGTAGTTGGACAAAAGCTGCTCAAGAAATAGCAGATGTACAAAGTAAACATAATAACAGCGAGAATGATGCTTATGGAGAATCTTGGATATCTTCTAGGGTTGCTCAAGGTATGGAAATTACAGTACCTGAAATAGAAGCATTAAATATGAGCGTAGGTGCTACAAAAAAAGCAAAAGAACTTTTACCAGGATATAGTCGTCTTGTACCTTATTCAACCAAGAACAAGGATGGTACTAGAGACCGTCTTGAGAAAGCAATTGTTCCAAAGCTGAATCAACTTATAAAGAGAACTTCTGATTATGGAATGAGTTCAACTTGGGGAGATCAGAAACTATTTGCGATGTCAGAAGCTGCTAGCTATTATAGAAATTATCTAGAAACTGAAGGTAAGAGTGATGATCATGAAGGAGCTTATAAAGCTGCAAGAGCTGCGATATTGAAAGATATGGATTCTAACACAGGTGATTGGGAACGAGTAACACTTGCTAATGGTCAAGTAGAATTTAAAAGAGGTTTAACAACAGCAGAAGATGTAATTGAAATCAATAGAGAACAACTAGGTAGAGAGTTATGGAACGACCCTAGCTTAATACATAGTAAATTATATTTTGATAAAGCTTCATTAAAAATGTTCTCATCTAAAGTAAACAAAGGTATTTATACACAAATGCCTGTTAGAGCAAGTTTAATAGAATCAGCAAGTAATGGAAGGGTTAAAGGTATAGATGCTTTACAAGCTAATTTACAACTTCTAAGGAATCAAGAAATTGCTCTAACTGGTGCTTCTGATATTCAATTATTACCAGATGAGTATGTTAACAAACATAGACAATTAGAAAAGTGTTTAACACCAAAAGGTTTGGCATTTGCTAATTCTTATAATCTAGTTGATGTCAATAAAGGTTGTATGTCTACTAAACAAGATGGTAGTATTGGTATGCCTGCTTATAATATGACTCAAGTTATTAAACAAGAAAGATTAACTAACGAGTTAGAAGAAGGTAAACTTGATGAGACACAAACGGCTTATAAATCATTTGTACTTGATAGAATAAATAATTTCTTAGCAAATAAAGGTGATACTTTTGAAAGCCCATTTGGTTGGAGAGATCCTGCTGTATGCAATGAAGAGACTTGTAAGTATTTATGGGGTATAGGTTTCTATACACAGTCTTTAGAACAGGAGGTTAGATAAATGAATGAAGAAGAATTTATAGTAAACCCTGCTCTTAAAGCTCAAGATGAATGGGAAGCAAATCGAGTCCGGTTACAAGACGAAGAAGAAGCTGAAAGAATTGAAAATGCTGAAGCAGCAAAGCAAGCTGATGAAGAAGAACGTAGAAAACCTTGGACTTATAAGATACCAGTTTATGGTGCTATAGAAGAAAATGTAATAGATCCAATGGCTTTAGGTGTAGTTGATTTTGTATCTGATGCTGTAGGTCTTGTACCTTGGTTAAAGCCTATTGATAATTGGTGGGATAATAATTCACCAAGATCCAAACATCCTGCTCATAAACTTATAAGAGATGCATCTTCTGTTATTATACCTAGTATGTTAGGAGGTGGCGCTGTTGTAGGTTCTGCTAAAGCTGCTACAGCTGCAATGAAAATACCTAAATATGCTAAAACATTAGGTGCTGTTGCTGCTTATACTGGTGTAGATACAGGTGTAGCTATGATATCATCTCATTCAAAAACAGATGATAATATGGCAGCTACTCTTAATAACTGGTTAGGTTGGAATATACCTTGGGCTACTAGAGATAGTGATAGTCCAGATGTACGTTGGAAAAAGAATGTATTTGAGAATGCATCACTTTCTGGTGCTGTAGAACTCCTTGGCGCTGCTTTTACATTCGGTAGAAAAGCAAGACTTTTCCCTAGAGATGCAGGTGCTGAACAAGCTATAAACTCACGTACTACACAATTAGAATTATTTACTGATCCAGTAGATGCTTCGATAAAACCACGCATTAACGCTAGAAAAGCTGCACAAAGTATTGAAACAACTGAAGCTTTAAAAGCCGATCCATTAGGAGAAAAAGGTTACAATGCTTTTGTTAATGATATTGGTCCTGATGCTCCTGGTAAAGCTGTAGTCAACTTAGAACCTGATCCATTAATGGCTAAGTTAGATCAGACACGTATACAAAATAATATAGGCACTAAGAATGGTAGAATGGCTCCTGTTGCTGATGAAGCTTTTAACAGGAAACTTATGACTGCTATTAAAGGTAGTGACCGTGCTAGACAGTTAGATAAACTATTTGATTCTATATCACCTAATTTCGATGCTATTGTTTTTGATGGTGTGCAGGATGTTAAAGTAACAGCAGAGCAAATGAATAGGTCTGTAGATAATCTAACACAAGCTATATTTGGTAGAGACCTAAGTTTTAAAGAGTTTGAATTTATAGTAGATGATATGAAGAGTACAGTCTTTAATTCTAATCAAATTCTAGATGAAGAAAATTGGATTGTAGCTTCTAAATCATTTAAAAAAGCATATGAAAATATATTCGATCCTAATCAAATGAGAGCTTCTGCAATGGTTGCTCAAAATGCAGCTGAAAATGTATCAGATTTAGCTACAGCAGCACGTATGATAGGAGATGAAGCTGATACTTCTAGACAGATGGAGCTTATTTTTAAAAAGCTTAATCTACTTAGTACTGAAGTTAAAGCTAATGAATTTATAGTCAGTAAAGCTAGAGAGTATAAAAAGTTAAAAGAATCAGGTGATGTAGATGGTATTGTAAGATGGATGAATCGTCAAGGTTCTGACTTTGATGACTATATAGCTGATATTAAAGTAAAGAATAATAAGTTAGAACAAGAACTAACTACTATAGCAAAAGAACAACCAGCATATCTTAAACCATTTAAAGAGATCTATGATGCTACAAATGGTAAAGTAGATGATCTTGACAAGATGCATAAATTTGTTGAGAAACATATAGGTATGATTAAAAAGGGTATTATTGATCAAGACCCTGAAGTACCTAGTATGATCATTAAAGGTTTACATGCAGCCAGGATTAATGGAGTCTTAGGTGGTATAGCTCCTATCAGAGCTGCACTTGGTAATAGTACTATGACTGTTCTTAAACCTCTTGCTGCTTTTGCTGGTGCTGCAGTTTCAGAGAATAGACGTGGTTTATTCAAAAGAGCTTGGTATACTTATAATGGTTTAAGTGAGAACTTCCAGCGTGCATTTAAAGTTATGTCAGATGAGTGGCGTTTGGCAAATGCTCATCCTGAAGAAGCTATGATGCGAGGTAGAGCTGATTTAAGATTAGCTCAAATGGAGAAGTTAGAATATATGGATTCAGTTGCTGAAGCTTGGAGAGCTGAAGGAGAATTCGGTAAAGTAGCAGCATGGAACATGGCAAGAGGTTTAACCTGGTGGAACAAACAACAATTTGTACGCTATGGTACTAATGCTTTATATGCTATTGATGGTTTTACTAACTCTTTCATGGCTAGCGGTATGGCTAGAGCTAGAGCATATGATGAAGTACTCCATAAAAGTAAAGGTGCTATGGATTTTGATGAGTTATTTGATAAAACTCAAAGAAGACTCTATGATGAAATGTTTGATAGCAATGGCGTCTTAACAGATAAAGCTGCTAAATTTGCTTCACAAGAAATAGCACTTAATATAGATAATGATGTTGTTAAACGTTTTGAAACATTTTTAGATGCGGTACCAGCTGCTAAAACTCTATTCCTATTCCCTAGAACTGGTGTAAATGCTACTGAATTAGCATGGTCTTTTGCTCCTATGAGTAATTTAGGACCAGCTATGACTAGAGCACGTAGAGTATTAGGTGCTAAAACAGGATCTGCTAAATTAGCTGCACTAGCTGAACATGGTATTACACCACAAACAGGTCAAAACATGGATATAGCTTTCCAAAGTTTAAAAGCTGAATATATTGGACGTCAGATCATGGGTAGTTCTGTGGTTATGGGTGTAGGTATATGGGCTATGGAAGGTAATATTACTGGATCTGGACCACAAGATGCTGCTGAAAGACAACGCATGATGAGAATGGGTTGGAAACCTTGGTCTATTAAGAACCCTGTTACAGGTGAATGGAGGAGTTATAAAGGTTTTGAACCATTTGCTGGTTTAATGGGTATAACAGCTGATGTAGTTTATCAAGCTAATCGTGTTGATCAAGCGCCTATTGAAGATTTCTTTACTAAGATTGCATCTTCTATTAGTATGAATATAACGAATGATACATTCATTCAAGGGTTTGAACCTCTTGTAGGTCTTTTATCTAGAGACGCAAGTGCATGGAATAGATTTTGGGCTAGTCAAATAGATTTAACAATACCATTTAAAGGTCCAAGAACTGTATTAAATAACATCATCTCACCTCAGTTAAAAGATGTAAAGAATGATGTTGGAGAATATTTAAAAAATGCTAATAAATTCTTATTTAGTGGTAGTGAGGATTTACAAGATCTTTTAGATGTTTATACAGGAGATCGTATTAAATATTATGATACATTTACACATGCTGTAAATGCTTTCCTACCTACCTTTAAAGCAAATGGAGGTATGGAACCTTGGAGACAATGGTTGTTATCTACAGGATGGGACGGTCTGCAAAAAGTTAGAAAGAATACATTTACTAAGAAAGACCTAACTGCAGAAGATAGGAAATTTGTTAATAATCATATAGCTAAGAATGGTAATTTAATTAACCAAATCCAAGACCTTATGATGCAAAGGGATGATTACTGGGAAGATGAATTACAGACTTATGTTAAAGAAAGAGGACTTAAAGATCAAGCTGATTATCCAATTAAAGATATTTTATTATATAAAAAATTAGATATAATACATGATAGAGCTTTTACAAATGCAATGAGAGCTTTAGAAAGGAAGAAGTCAGAATACACTGTAGTTGGTAGAGAACTACGCAACAGAGAACGTGAATTAAATAGAGGTGATTATAGTGAAGCATCGCAAACTAACAAACGTATTCAAGAACTATTAAGAAAAACCCGTAACAAATAAGCATTATGGCTACAACTTCAAATTCATACACGGGTAACAACTCCACCACTGATTACTCTTTTACATTTCCATATTTAAAAAGTTCCGACATTAAAGTTAGTGTCGATGAAGTGGTTCAATCACTTACAACTCATTACACATTACATAATGCAACAACAATTCGTTTTGGCACAGCACCTGCTACTGGCAAAAAGATAAAGATTTATAGAGATACAGCCAGCGCTCAGTTGGCTGCTACCTTCTACCCTGGTTCAGCTATTAGATCCAGTGATTTAAATGACAACTATACGCAAAACTTATACGTTACTCAGGAAGCAGAAAATGATTCCACTGAAGCTCTCTCTAACTCTAGGGTGCTTGAAAGTGGCGCTTATGTTTCTGCTATTACCAAAGCTACTTCCGCAGTAACGACTGCTAATACAGCTTCTACTAATGCATCGAATGCTGTTACTACAGCAAACTCAGCTAGTTCAACAGCTAGTACAGCATCTACTAATGCTACTAATGCAGTAAATACCGCGAATACAGCCTCCACCAACGCAACCAATGCACTCAGCACAGCAAACACAGCAAACAGTACAGCCACAACAGCTAACACCACAGCAAGCGCAGCTGATACAAAAGCAGATAATGCTGTCGCGACGGCAAACACAGCTTCGACGAACGCTTCGAGTGCTGTATCAACAGCCAACACAGCAAGTACCAATGCCACAAATGCTGTTAGTACTGCTAACACGGCTTCAACTAATGCTACTAACGCGGTAAATACAGCTAATGCTGCTAGTGCTTCTGTGGCTGCAGCTGTGCTTTATACACCAAAAGCTGATAAAGCTGCATTAGAATCTACAGAACCTAGTGAAGATGGGTATTATGAAATAGCAGATTCAAGTAATTTAGTTAATGGTACTTGGACTTATAATTCAGTTACTTATACATTAAGTAGTATACCAGCAGGCTTCCAAGGAAGTGCTGGCTTAACAGTACGTGTATCTTATACACATTCTAGTAAGACTTATGCTTACTCTAGTTACTTTGCTAATGATCCAGAAGAAAGATATATTTCAGATACTAGAACCTTTGGTCCTACTGTAACTTATACAGTTAAAGTAGCTTCAAAGACATCTTTACATAGATATAATGGTTCAGGTTCTTCTAGTGGATTTACCATTGATAATCAGATGGCTCCATTCTTAGAACTTAACCCAGGAATGACATATAAATTTGATCAGGCAGATAGTTCTAATTCTGGTCACCCACTTGCTTTCTATGAAGTGGCAGATAAATCTACAGGATATACTACAGGGGTAACTTCTAGTGGAACACCTGGTAATGCAGGTGCTTATACACAAATAGTTACATCTGATACTATACCTACAATTCTACACTACCAATGTTCTAACCATGCTTACATGGGAAATGCAATGCAATGTAACACTGCATTCGATAGAACAGCTCACCAAATTATTGATGCTGGTAACTTTGACAATGGTACAAGTACAGCAGCACTTTCAAACACTTATGATGGAGGCAATTTCGATAGCTAATGGGAACACCAGCAACTAGAACACCTGTTCGTATTGGACGGGGTACATATTCAAATCTAAACTCAAGTAAGGCTGACATCCTTGAAGGTGAGGTCGTATACGCAACCGACCAAAATAAATTATATGTCAAAGAAGGATCAAACCTTGAAACTGTACAAGTAGATGTAAGCACTTATGCAGCTAAAGCTGGTGATACATTTACTGGTGATATTATCATAGACAACCAGAAAGAACTAAGGTTCGAAGAAGCGACGGGTAATGGTAACAATTACGTAGGATTTGAAGCACCAGCTACTTTAAGTGGTGATCAGATATGGGTACTACCTACAGCTGATGGGTCTGCTAACCAACTTTTGAAAACAGATGGTAGTGGTAACTTAGGATGGGCAACTGATAGCACAACAGATGCTACAAAGATGCCTCTAGCAGGAGGTACTTTCACTGGTGATGTGTCATTAGATAATCAGAAAGATCTGAGGTTTGAAGAAGCAACAGCTAATGGTGATCATTATGTAGCTTTCCAAGCACCAGCTTCTATAGCTTCTAATGTTACATGGACTCTACCTACTGCTGATAGCTCAGGATCACAAGCTCTTGTATCTAATGGTAGTGGAACACTTTCATGGTCTACCACTGGAGATGCAACCTTAGCAGGTGATAATACTTGGACAGGTGCTCAACGTGGACAAGTAACTGGACTAACTTCAGCAACAACTATTACAATTGATATGAGCACCACGAATAATCATTCAGTTACTCTAGCTCATAATACTACATTTGCTAACCCTTCTAACCAAGTAGCAGGTCAATCAGGTTCTATCTTTATTACACAAGATGGTACAGGTTCTAGAACTGCATCTTGGGCGGCTAACTGGAAATGGAAAGGCGGAACCGCACCAACTCTCTCAACAACTGCAGCCGCTGTAGATCGTGTAGACTACATCATAGCAGCTTCTGGTAGTATACATGCGGTGGCAACTCTTGATGTGAAATAAGATGGCAGTACTAACTAACACGATGATGCAGGGTACTGCTGCAATTTCAGATGATGCCTATCAAATTGAGAAGAGCCTACGGTTTGATGAAGGTGATCAAGCCCATCTTTTAAAGACTATTGGTACTAAAGGTAATAGAAGAACTTGGACGTGGGCGGCTTGGGTTAAACGTTGGGATATAGGAAACAGATCAACCTTATTTAGTTGTGGAGATGGTCAAAGTGATACTGGCTGGTTAGGTATTGAAATAGAAACCAGTAATAAATTAAGAGTTTCAGGATGGAATACTCTTTATAGAGAAACAAATAGATTGTTTCGTGATCCATCAGCTTGGTTTCACGTAGTATTAGCTTGGGATACAACTCAAGCAACTGCTAGTGAAAGAGTTAAATTTTATGTTAACGGGAAACTAGAAACTTCATTTGGTACTTCTAATGATCCATCTCAAAATGCTGAACATTCAGTAAACGAAGGTTACAAACCACATCGAATAGGAGGTATTGATCCTGCTGGTGTTAATAACACAATGAGTAATTTTTATCTTGCAGATAATTACTTTATTGACGGATTAGCCCTGTCCCCAGCAGCGTTTGGAGAATTTTCGAGTGCTGGAGTCTTCAATCCAAAAGAGTTTGCTTTAGCAGCTCCCAACGATGGGACTACGTGGAGTGACGAAGTAACTGGAAATGAACATCCCTCTAGTACAATTCATCCGCCTAAAGCATTTGATGGTGATCTAAGTTCATATTCTTCTCCTGGTGGAAATGGTTCACATACCTGGACTCCTTCAGGTGGCATGGATGTTAATTACTCTTTAAGGTTATACGCAAGAAGAGAACAATCAAATGACAATATTACCGTTACATTTACAGATGGTTCAACTTTTACTGACTTTACAGGAGACAATACTGCCCGCTGGTACGACATAACTGGAGCAAATGGAAAAACTATTCAAACAATTGTATATAACCATCCAAGCGGAATTAGTGCTTCGGCTCTTTATGCAGTTGAGGTTGACGGTGTAATACTTGTTGACGGAAAAAAAGACCCAACGACTAGATCGAACCCGAATAATGGTACCGAATGGAGTTCTGGTACTACAAGTGGTGCAACACACAGTTCAAATGATGCTCAAGCACAGGCTTTTGATGGAGATTTTAATTCAGGCTGGCTTGCTGATGGCGGAAGTACATCAACATTAACTCTACCAACGAAAATACAAATCAATTCACAGTTAGAAATATTAGTAAGAAAAGATACTGGTGCTCCTAGTAATGGAGTTAAACCAACTCTTGAAACTGCGGGGCAAATAACAAACGTTGAACCATCTACAACAAATGAAGATCATTGGCTTACATTCTGGACATCGACTGGATCTTCTGATTACTTAACTGCTATTCAAACTGATGCCACTGCTGATGATAAAAGAAATGTAATTAGAGCTATAAAGATTGACGGCCACCTAGTTCTTGATAATTCCGTAGACAATAGTTTCCACTTGAAATTCAATGATACGTCGAGTAATGCAAGGCTAGGTATATCCTCACTAAATAGAGGAACAATAATTTCTGATGCAGATGCAAAAGCCAAACCTATACATGTAACTACTGATGATTATGGAGAGACAAAAGGGTCTGGATATAACACTGATGCACATAAAACTAAGCTGCAAATTGCCATGCCTTTTAATGATCTAACGGATCATTCTGAGGATATTATAGGTTCTGGTAGTGCAGCAGGTATAACAAATACTGGTGTTGTAACTTCTACGGCTCAATCTAGATTCTATGGTACATCTGCGTTTTTTGATGGTTCATCTTATATCACTATTGATCAGAGTGAAAATATACACGATTTAAAAAATAATTGGACTATAGAAGCTTGGGTTTATTGGACTTCTGATAATTATAACTCTGGTTATTCTCAAACTGTTATTGGCTGCTATGGCAATTCTAATGGTACTTACGGCTGGAGTCTTTGTACTGGCGGATCAGCAAATAAAACTCTAGTTTTTAACTATAGAAAAAGTGGTGAATCTAATGGAACTAATTATGGTTTAGGTGATAACACTGATCTACCTTTTAATACTTGGACTCATCTTGCCGTAACTGGTTTTGACGATGGAGGTACAGAGGTATATAGATTCTTTATTAATGGTATTTTAAACGATACTCATAGTTTTGCTGATCAAATACATACAGGTGGGACAGTTCGTATCGGAGATAACGGAAATGCTAATGGATACCAATGGAATGGATATATACAGGATCTTAGAGTATATCAACATGCTGCAACTAGTAGCGATGCTCAACTTGCTTGTAAGTACACCTCTAATTTCACACCACCAACCAGGAACGATTGGAATGTAAATAATTTAACTACAGGCGTAGATTCTACACTCCCACAAGGTACAACAGTTACAATAACTGGTTGGGATGATGAACATGAAAATATTAGGGATGGTGATATAAATACTTCTGCTAGTGGTTATAATGGCGGTGCACCTGGTACTGTTACATTCTCTCCTGCTATACCAAATGTAATTAAAGTTAGATTATACTCTCAACCTTATAAACATTACCTTAATGGTACAGACGTAAGTAGTACTGCTGGTACTTCATCAGGAAACCCAGGGTGGTATACCTTATATGATAATTCTTCTACAGCAATTAATTTAACTAGCTGTGGCAACGCATATACCAACGGAACTCAAAGTGTCGATTTAAGAGCGATAGAAATTAATGGAGTAATTCAAAAATGGGGTGATGAACATGAACAAGATGTTCTAAATGATACGCCTACTAATTATGAATCAGGCGGCACCGCTCACGGAAACTTCTCAACTTGGAATCCTTTAACATTAAGAGATGGTAATACATACGGCGCAACTAGTGATGTCTATACTAAGCAAGGTAACCTAGAATTTGTAACAGCAAACTCTAATAATTCTAGAGTTGTATCTACAATGCCAGTTAGTTCTGGTAAGTACTATTGTGAAATATCATTTAAAGGTACAAAATCTTCTAGCTTTAACTGGGCTTATGTAGGAATAATACCTACAGAAAGTTATCAGGTTTATCAACAATACGGTAATGATATTTTTAGAGCGAAAGATGCTTTAGGTATTCATTCGGATAAAAGTACAACCAAAGGATTTAAAGGCGATGGAACTTTAGGAGGTGGTGGTACTGATACCACAATAGGTAGCTCATCAGGTTATGACGAAAATGATGTAATTGGTATAGCTATTGATTGCGATACTCCTGCGGTAACTTTTTATAAAAACGGTACTACCTTTGGTACTTATCCGCATTCAATGCCTTCCGGTAAGGAATGGTTAATCTATGCTATTGATTGGGCTAATGGAGCTGATATTACTTCTTACATATTAAATACAGGTCAAAGACCCTTTTTATATACTCCTCCAACTGGATTTAAAGCTATATGTACACAAAACCTTCCCGATTTATTCTCAGGTGATAATTTAAATGATCCTAGCAAGTACTTTGATGTCCTTACTTATGTAGGAACAGGAGCTTCTCAAACTATAAAAGGTCTTTCCTTTGAACCTGATTTTGTTTGGATAAAACAAAGGAGTGGAACTCGAAGCCATATCCTCTTTGACAAGACAAGAGGTGTAGGTAAATCATTAAGGTCTGAAGGAAATTATGCTGAATTAGATGATCCGAATTCTCTAACTGCATTCAACTCAGATGGTTTTACTGTTGGCACTGAAGATAGAGCTAATAACAGCAGTCATACATATGTAGGTTGGTGCTGGGATGCTGGCACAGCCGCAGCAACAGCGTCAACAGATGGAAGTCTTACACCAAGCGCTCAATGGGTAAATAATACGGCTGGTTTTAGTATTACGAAATGGTCAGGAAGTAATACTGCTCAACACACCATTGGTCATGGGTTAAACGCTAAACCTGACTTGATGATTTTCAAAAACACTAACCAAACAGCTAACTGGCATGTATACCACTCTGCACTTGGTGCAGAAAAAGTACTCAGATTGAACCTCAACAATGCAGAACTTGATGACGCTGGTTTCTTCCACGATATAGAGCCTACAAATACCGTATTTACGACTGGAGAATGGGGTATTTGGGATTCAGGTTATGACTCGGTTTGTTTCGCGTGGACTTCAATTCCTGGGTTTAGTGCGTTTGGATCGTATACTGGAAATGGTAGTACTGATGGTCCATTTATATATACAGGTTTCAAACCGAAATACATAATGATTAAAAGAACTGATGCTGCTGGCGGATGGGTTGTATTGGATACAGAAAGAGATAACAATAATCCTACGAATCTTGCTTTATACATTGAAACTAGTAATGCAGAAGCCGACTGGGACTTTGTCGATACATTATCTAATGGATTTAAACACAGACAGAATGGTTCTTATCATAATGCAAGTGATGCTACTCATGTATGGTTAGCATTTGCCGAGCACCCTTTTAAAACAAGTAGAGCACGTTAGTTAACTTATGGGATACAAATTAAATGGAATGCCTCTATCTTTAGATGTAGCATTCACAGACGCAAAAGGAACTCAATATCCTGCTAACTGGTTACGGAATAGTACAGCTGCTAGTCGTGCGGCTGTAGCTAATACAGGTATAACTTGGGAAGCAGGACCGCCTTGGTATGACCAACGGTTTTATTGGAGTCCAACTAAACCTAAAGACTTAGCAACTTTAAAGTCTTTATGGGTTCAAAAACAAAAAGATATAGCTAATTCATTATTAGCTCCTACTGATTGGAAAGTAATCAGAGCTGCTGAAGGCGGTACTGCTGTACCGTCTGCAGATAAGACCTATCGTGCGAATGTTCGTACACAATGTGGTCTACGTGAAGCAACTATCAATGCCTGTGCTGATGTAGATAAGTTATGTGCCACAATAACTGGCACCTTAGCTCCTACAATTGCAGGTACAGCTTCTAATGGTGCAACAGAGAAATTTGATACTTCTAAAGAAGTTCTTGTAGACGGAAAGTCTCAAGATCCTAAAGTTTATGAATCATTTGACCCTAAACAGTATAACGATATCGCTAACCCTGACCTATTAGAAGATTGGCCGGCCAAATAGGTCCACCGACAATACCTTCTATAAACCTACCTAATCAGATACTTCCAAATCCGCCTCCACTACCACGTCCAGTTTTGGATCAACCAAAGGCGGATTTACCTTCTTACAAACCAATGTTAGTTCCATCAAAAGAGTTGATGACGTTAGAAGGTACTAAATCTGAAGAGGAAGAAAAGAATGAAGGTAAGCCAGTCTCGAAAGATTTAAAGAAAGTCACCATTCCTTGGACTAACTATGAAATGACAGTTCCAAGAGAAGAGATATTAGGAGCTGCCTCTATTAGTGCAGTTGTTTCTGTAGCTACCACCTTGGTTGCAACTTCCGTGTTGAAATACGCTACAAAAATAGTCAAACCTGTAGTACAACAATTTCTCTCAAGAATATATAAGAAATTCACCAATGGAAGAAAAACCGAAGAACCTTCTACATAAGTTGAAGGATGGAATAGAAGACAAAGAAGAACAGATACAAATACTAGGAACCTTTGTCAGACTTGGAGTTGTCGTATGGGCTGGATTCATAATCACGCTTAATTACGTGGAACTACCAATGGTAAAGAAGGGTCAATCTGGAGATATCACGTTCGTTGCTTCGGTCTTTACTGGAGCACTAGCCAGTTTTGGCTTGACTACTTCTAACAGTAAAAACGGTAAACCCGTCAACTGCCCAATGGCAAATCAAATTCAAACCAAAAAGAAAGAAGAATGAAAACCTTATGGCTATCACTCTTTTTACTGCTTTCACCCTCGGTAGCAAGAGCAAATCAAATCACGCCCGCCTTCACCCAGGGGTCGATGAACGCAACTACAACTACAACTCAAACCGTTACAGAAACGATCAATCAAAAAGTATATGGAGGAGAGTTAAACAGTTGGTCTGGAACCAATGTAACTCCTTCTTCAGATATAGCTGGTTCAAATACAACTTGGACAGTAACAACTGCTGGAGAAGACTTTCAACTCGAAGTCGTAACCAGAGCAGCAGATTCAACAACAGGTTTAGTTCTATTAGAAACAATCGATATAGATCGAGACATAACTACAAACGCTACAACTACTTCCTTATCAGTCTTCTCACAATAGGTTCACCAGCCTTAGCGAGTGGCGATGAGATCAATAATACAGCAGCTCCGTCCAGTACAGCTACTGGGAACGTAACCAATCAAGCTGTGCAATTCCAAAACAATGGAGCACCAAGTAGACAAAATATGGGACCGTCTATTGCTTGCAATGGACCAACCATGACTTTCTCTCCCTTTTGGCTTGCTAGTGAAAATAAACCATATGATCCTGAGAGTTATTCCAGAGGTTGGAACTATGGAGGTCAATTGAACTTCATGGTTCCTTTGGATGGCTCAATAACGGAAAGGTGTAAATCAATAGCAAAAAGAAGAGAAGAGAAAATGCGAGTTGACTATGAGCTGGTACGTGCTCTCAAATGTGCCGAACTAATGCAAAAGGGTTTTACCCTTCGACCTGGTAGCCGTGTTGAACAGTTATGTAACGACGTGGTTCCAATCGTCAGCATTATCAAAACTGATACACCCGAAAAATGAAAAAACCTTTAATTATAACTGCAGTGATCCTAGTACTAGGCGGTTTTGCAGTTAAAGAAGTGATAAATATCTTCAATGCATCCCCTGTAGGACAGCTGAAACAGCTGAACGACAAGAAAAAAGCTGTTGAGAAGATCTTAGAGAAAGGACCGCTAGAAATTACACCCGAACAATCACCCCTCAAACTCAAATGATGACAATGCTGTTTATTAAGCCAATCCTATTCAAATTCCTTAGCTCCGCCTCTGTAAAAAACCTAGTTGTGGAACTATTGGAAGCTTATGCAAAATCAACAGATAACACTATCGACGATGCTGCAGTAGCTCTAGTCAAGAAAAATTTATTCCCTGGGGAAAAAGCGTAGATGAATAAAGCCACTGAAGAACAATTTAATGAATTACATAGCCTTGTCACAGAAGAATTTCTTAAACGTGTTCGCAGTGGTGAAGCTACTACCCAAGATTTAAAAGCAGCCTGTGACTGGCTCAAAACTAATGACGTAAGCGGGGTTGCTCTAGAAGGTAGTCCTTTAGACAAACTCGCTTCACTTATGCCAAAGGTAGACCCTGAGATGGTTCAAAGAAGACTCTATGGCCCAAAAATCACGAGGTAAGAAGAAGGGAAAATCAACCCGCTATTACCGTAAAAATAGACGATCTCTGATGGTGAAACGTCGCTATCAGAAAAAATACAACAGAAAGAAAAAAGAGGTCAAACGCAGAGTAGAGCTTAACCGTATTAATCGAAAGAATCATCGAAAGGGTAGATCCCGTGTTGGTGATGGTAAAGACGTTTCTCATACAAAGAGAGGAAGAACAACCCTTGAGATTGCACGGAAAAACAGAGCACGAAATCGTTCACGTAAATGACCTTATACCCAAGTCCTGATCACTATCTACAAAACCTAATAACCATGCAAAGTCCTGAAGCCAAAAGGCTGTGGCGTTATGCCATTAAGGAGCACTTTAATCACACATGCGTTTATTGCGGAGAACATCATGAACCAAACAAACTTACCCTCGATCATGTCAAACCTAAATGTATTGGCGGAGAAGATCTCACTTCGAATCTTGTCCCCGCCTGTAGACGATGTAACCAGGACAAAGGTAGTGCACATTGGCTCTCTTGGATGAGAGCTACTTATGGATTAAATCCACACAGAGAAGAGTTGATTCTTTCTCACATTAATTAAACACCCGACATACATATATCCAGCCGTCCGCAAGGGCGGCTTTTTTTATGGCCGAAATACTTCATACGTTTGAAAACGGACGTATCATTTATAAAAGACCTCCTAAAAGGAATAGAAAAGGTATTGCAGACGCTAGACAAATTGAAGAAGAGTATATAAAAGCTGGAAAACCTAAAGGTCTAAAACCTTACTTCATGGATGACGACGGAGATTTATGGGAGATAGAACCAAAAGGATTAAGTAAACAATCTAAAAATAATCCAACAGGACAAGGTTTTAGAAAGCTACACCTACATAGAACACATTCTAGTACTCATAAAGCTAGAAAAAACGAAGCTGCTTTTGATGCAAATAGATTCTTTAAAAACTTCAGAAATTTCCCTGAATTTAAAGATGTGTCTGATGATGATTTATGGGATTTTTCTGAGAAAGTTAATTCTATGAATAACGAGGAGCTTAGAATACAGCAAAGAAATAGGAAACCTGGAGAACATCTTGATCATCGAGTATCTATTAAAGATAAAGGATTAGAACTACGTAACAATAAGAAGAGTATACCAGCACAAGATAACTTAAGAAAAGGTGGAAGCTCTGTAGATATAGAGACTCAAAAGAGAATAGGTTCTTTTGTTGGAGATGAAGAAGCTTCTGTTAGAGGTGCTTTAAGAAGTCCTTTAGATCAGCCAGACGGGGATAACGGTAATAATGGTAAGAACGGGAAAAACGGTCCTAAGAATCCTCCTAAAACCGGTGGATCATCTACACCTAAAAACGGTGGGAAAGGTAACGGTAGTTTTGAAAAAGGTAAAAAGATTGCAAGAACCGTAGCTTTAGCTAACCGAGCAAACTTACCTATGTTTGCAAGTATTCCTTTAAGTCTTGCTAATAACTATCTTAAACTCCGTAAATGGTTTGAAAATCCTACTCGTAAAAACGCAATACTTCTAGGTTTAGCAACTGCTGAAAGTATAGGTGATGTGGGAGGTACTGTATTTCCAATATTAGAAGCTGCATCTCAAATAGCAAGTCGATCTCAATCAGCTATAGAAATGAAAGATGCTTTAACAAACCTACAACAAATAGGCGCTAAATCTGCATTACTAAACTCAAACCGTCAAGCACTCGTTGGTGGGATGAAACAAATACCAATACCTAATTTCTAATGGCAACTACAAAATCTAACAAAGACAAACTAAAGATCAAACTTCTTCAACAACAAGATCACTACAACAAAAAGAAAAGTCTAAAAACAGCTAAGAAGAAATTCAAGCCAAAACCATATACATGAGCAATGTAATAACCGTTCTACAAGATGATTTCAAATTGTTCCTGCAAGCTCTGTGGGAACAGCTTGAACTTCCATCTCCTACTAGAGCGCAATACGCAATAGCTGACTACTTACAACATGGTCCTAAACGTCTACAGATTCAAGCCTTCCGAGGAGTTGGTAAGTCTTGGATTACTGGAGCTTTCGTTCTTTGGACCCTATTTAAAGATCCTGAAAGAAAAATCATGATCATCTCTGCCTCTAAAGAGAGAGCAGACAACATGAGTATCTTTCTTCAAAAACTAATCATTGAAACACCATGGCTAGAACACTTAAGACCCAAATCAGACGATTCCAGATGGTCACGCATAAGCTTCGACGTAAACTGTTCCCCTCACCAAGCTCCAAGCGTCAAGTCAGTCGGAATCACAGGTCAGCTAACCGGATCCAGAGCAGACTTAATGATTCTGGACGATATAGAAGTGCCAGGCAATTCAATGACAGAGCTTATGCGGGAAAAACTCCTACAGCTCTGCACAGAAGCGGAATCTATCCTTACTCCAAAAAATGATAGTCGTATTATGTATCTGGGAACTCCCCAGACCACCTTTACTGTTTATCGAAAACTTGCTGAAAGAAATTACCGCCCTTTCGTTTGGCCTAGTCGCTACCCACGAAAGTCAAAACTTAGTCAATATGAAGGGCTTCTAGCTCCTCAAATTCAAGAGGACTTAGATCAAGGTGCTCAAGAGTGGGAATGTACAGATAGTGAACGTTTTGATCATGATGACCTCCTAGAACGTGAAGCTTCTATGGGTCGATCTAACTTCATGCTTCAGTTCCAACTCGATACCTCATTAAGTGATGCTGAGAAGTTCCCTCTTAAAATGGCCGATCTGGTGGTTACATCCGTTAACCCAACAACAGCTCCTGATAACGTTATTTGGTGCTCAGATCCAAGAAATGTTATTAAAGATTTACCTACAGTTGGTCTCCCTGGTGATTACTTTTATTCCCCAATGGACTTGGTAGGTGATTGGTCCCAATATCAAGAAACTATATGCTCTGTAGACCCCTCTGGAAGGGGCTCAGATGAGACTGCAGCGGCCTTCATTTCACAACGTAATGGATTCCTTTATTTACATGAAATGAGAGCCTATAGAGACGGTTACAGCGACAATACTTTATTAGATATCCTAGAAGGTTGCAAGAAGTTTGGTGCTACTAAGTTACTCATTGAATCTAACTTCGGTGATGGCATAGTTGCTGAACTATTTAAAAAACACATCATCAATACTCATCAACACATAGATATAGAAGAAACTAGAGCAAATGTTAGAAAAGAAGACCGTATCATTGATTCTCTTGAGCCTGTCCTTAATCAACATCGTCTTGTTATTGATCGCCGCGTCATTGAGTGGGATTATAAGTCCAATGCAGACGGCGCTCCTGAAGAACGACTCCTCTATATGCTCTTCTACCAAATGTCTCGCATGTGTAGAGAAAAAGGAGCCGTTAAACATGACGACAGACTAGACTGCTTAGCTCAAGGTGTTAAATATTTCACTGATGCTCTATCAATCTCTGCTCAAGACCAAATAAGAATCCAAAGACAACAAGAATGGAACTCTATGCTTGAAGACTTCTTAGATAACCCTCATAGCTCTGCTAATCACATAGCTTTTGGTATGAATAAAGACCAAAGAGACAAAGCTAGAGGTCTAGAAGACAACAAGTCAGTCCCTACCTGGGTTTAACCCAACCACTTGCCTATACAGGGGGAGGGAAGGGTGGACCCTCCCTTTGTTAAGGGGGAAGACAACATTTCTTCCCTCCATTACTCCTATCTGAATCTTGGAGTCGGAGTTCTATCTATTTACTCACCATCCTCACCACACATCCCACGAATCGGGTCTCGCTGTATTCTACTGTATACCTACATGAGAGTAGAAGAGAAGAAGTTAGTTAAGTTGAATAGGAAGGCACAAGAATGTGTCTCTAGAAAGAAGGCACAGAAGATCTTGAAGAAGGAGGAGAAGGTCCGTAAAAAAATGGCATAAATTTGAGAAGTCATATATCGAGGGTACAAGGACGAATTTACCCCCATGCCACCCCTCTTTTTTCGTGTAAATAGTGACGCTGGTTACTATAACCGACTTTTTTTAGTGGGTATCTGGGTTTTTGGGCTATTATTTATTATTTTTTTGTTGGAATATCAGCAGATGTTGTTAATTAGTGGGCATCTGTGGCGGCTACTATTGAAAACCCTTGGTATGACTAGCTTCTCTCCATTGTACATTGATCTTGTATCATTTGATCATGTACTATCCACTAATGGATGATACAATAGGAACAAGTTCAGTCATCAACTAGGTTGAATGAACCAAGTGTTAAGAGATCATTAAGATTCTAAGCACTTCTCAAATCTTTTGATATGATCGAGATTCAGCTAGTTAGACCGCCTAATCAGAGGCCACAGGCTGACAGACTTTTCAAAAGAAAGTAATAACAAAGAAACTTGAAAACTGAATGAATCCAAGGACAGTTGCTGGGTGATGTAGTGGGCGGCGAGCCAGGAAGAGCCACAGTCAGCAACAAGGATCTAAAAAACATCCATCTATCCACTAAGCGATAGAAGGCCAGGGAACTTTATACATTTTTTGTATGACACAACTAAAGGAATACACACCTCAAGGACTCACCGAACCAGTTGCACTAATTAGTGACAACTTACCTGAATATGTACTCAAAGTTATAGATAACAATTGGAGTAAAACATCATCAGGTTTAGGCGATCACTTTGGGTGGGATTCTTTCCTTCAGTCCTCAACAAATGGGGACTGACTGAAGGATTCAATCCTTCTCATTTCCCTAGCTAGGAGTTACCAATGACTACCACATCATTAACTATCGATGGTACAAACTTTGCAATGATTAAACATGATCATGACAAAGAATTACTACAAGAGGTTGGTTGCGAGGTCTTTGATTTCACTGTTGATTATGAGCCAGATGACTGGTCTCAAAAAGATATGGAAAAGGTCGTTGCATTTTGCGATGAACTAAAAGACATCGGAATTGAAACTGCTAAACAATTCATTGATAGAAATAATGGATGTCATAAGAATGAAAGAGGTATGTCACCCGAAGCTGTATTCACTCAAGAGTATATCAATGATAATAACTTCTCCGAGGAAACTTGGATTGTTATTGATTATCAATTGACCTGGGATTGCAATCTTAGGCACGATTACGACACAGCTAAATGCAGTAACGGGTATACCTATTTCTTCTTTAAATAACTGACTCTTTCCCTCTCCCTTTTATTAGGGAGACTGAAGGATTCATTCCTTCATTGTTAACAACGCTAGTTACTAATGAACATTCAAGTTGGTGTTAATTCATCCTGTATTGAAGAACTAACAGTCGATCCAATTATGGCTCGAGCAACTGTTGTTTTCAAGGATGGATATAAGTACAACTATTCAAAAGTATCACGATTTGCCATAACTAACTTGCTTCAAGATCAAGCCCAGTCAATAGGACGTTGGGTTAATAACAATCTAAAGAAGCCATCAGTTAATTATGAATTAGTGGACTTCATTGTGTAGTTAATTCTCTCCCTCTTTAATTTTTTCCCAATGATTAAACTAAAACTAAGCATGAATGATCTATTCAAATTAGTTGATTATCTTTGGTTATCTGATAACAAAAAGATTCAATCAATTGGTGATCGTTTGATTCTCTCAGCTTTAGATAGGAGATCTAGTTAATTCTCTCCCTCTGTCATTCCTATCCATTAGCGGATAGGTTGACAGACTGAGGGTAATTCCTCAAATGTTCACCCATTAAATGCCCATGACTACTGCACAACTTGCACCGAAACCTGTACGCAAACGCAGGGCTAGGAAGTCACCAACCAAATCAATGACTGAACAGAAAGTAACAACAATCAAACCTAACAAGGACGCAGTTGTTGTTAATCAAACTAAGAGATTAAGCAAGCCTGAGAAATCACCATTATCTCTTGAGATATTAATAGATGATTTCAATACAAGGATTGCACATGATAGATATGAACGTCAAGAGCTTGTCTCTGACTGCGTTCATGTATTTAATGAGGCTAAGCCTTGGATCATGAAAGGTCTCAACAGAATCAAGGACATAACCCGTTGATTCTCTACCTCAGCCCTTTAATTGGGCTGACTTAGGGACTCACTTAGTCCCAACTGTGAACCGACCACAGTTTCACGTTAATTGATTCTTGATGCACACTTATCAAGTCTCCTTATTCAAGGACGGAGTAGCCAACGTTCTGGAAACATTCCAAGGACACAGCTATCAAACAAAACTGGATCAATGGATGCAGGTTTATCCCGATGCATACATTGACGTACAAAAAATATCAAAGGCGCCGATATGGACAGGGCGTCGATACATGGAGTACTGAAGCTCTCCCTAATTCCACTCTCATCATTTGGGCGTGGAATTACTGAGGGACTCACCCTCTTTCATCCATCTAATGAGGTCTTATGGCACTCACTTTTGAAACAACTCACGAATACTATTTCAAGAACCCACATATTAGTTATTGCGAAGAACATGGAGGTCTTCTGATTTCTGATGACTGGGAAGACAGAGTAGTTTTCCGAGGAATTGATAAAGAAACTGTTCTTGAATTTGTTGAGAAACAATATAAAGAACATCTAGAGAAGAAAGTAACTAAAGAAAAAGTTACTAAATGATTCTCTCTCCCAGTCATCTACATGTTGACTGGCTGAGGGATTCAATCCCTTAACTTGTCTATCTAAGGAGGTAATGACACCCACTAAATCAAAAGAATGGTTAATGCAAAATGCTGTCCTTGCATACTTACACCATTATCCAAACAACACATGGACGCAGCAATACAAGGACTTACTTGAAGAACTCAAGGGTAGTCCAGTTCGTAAACAAGGACGCCCAGCAAAGAGGCGTAAACCAACTAAAGAAACGGCAAGCTAAGGCCACAACGAAACAGCGAAACCTAACAACTAAACGAGGTTATTAACTTTGCTTCATTCTCCTCAAAAGCTGCACATGTATAGGTTGCAGTTTGATATAGGCGAGCACTGGGTGTTAGCCAAAGATGACGAGGATGCTGCGTGGCAAGCGTGGGATTTCTCAGTCCAAAACAAATGTGAACTTATTGATGTTATCCCTGATGAACAAACGAAAGAAACCTTATTTCCACAATAATTGGAGAGAACTCAAGAACGCACCTTCCAAGTTCTTTGAGTCAATTGAATACGATGAATTCATGAGTTGGAAGGTATCAGGCTGGGAACTCCCATCTAGTTGTTATTGCATCATCCGAGTCTCTGATTTAGAAACCAAACATGTAAAAGAACATGTATTTAAGAATCATAGTGCAGCTCAAAGGATGGTAGATAAGCTTTTAGATACAACTGGTATTGAGTTCACAGTAGTAGACCCTTATTCCGTTAAACGATTAATACCCGACGAGGATTATGAGTACGAAGACTTTTAATAGACGTCTTGAAACACTAATCAAGGACGTTGATAACCATCCACATAAGGATGAATTGATAAAACTGATGGAGGAACAAGTACAAGACGATACAAATGCATAACAAAATGTATATCTCACCAAAAGCTGCAACTCAATGTCTTGTAATTTGCAACGCTTTGAAGGAGGCTCTCGCTGAGATACATACATGACTATAGTGTCGATAGGTATTATTCATTTATGTATCGAAGACTACCAAACTTTCTATATAAATGTTACGAAACTCGGTATATCAATCCATATATGGATGTTTCATTTAGATTTGGATCGTCCTTTCTATAATCATGGACCCCTTCCGACGAGAACTTACAGATCAAAGCATCGAGAAAGTTCTCGAAGTGATTGAGCTGTTTAGACGGCTTGACTCTGAGGTACCAGGACAAGTGATTGCTTGCTTTTTATATATAGCCAGTCATAACGATTGCCATAAGCAAGCCTTAGAAGAAGACTTATATCTTGCGGTTGCTAGTAGCAGTAGGAGTACTGATTACTTAAAGAAGACCAATAGATTAGGTCAGAAAGGACTTGACCTCATCAAAAAGGAGGTAGATCCAACCAACAAAAGGAGAGTTACGCTCTCGCTCACACCAAAAGGAGAGCGCTTAGCCAACGACATAAAGAAAATTCTTTATGATTGAATTAAAAACCTGGGGTGAATGTCTTGACTATGACTTAGAGCATAATGTCAAGCATCGACCAGAGAGGGGAGGATTTACATCCTTCAGACTTTATACAGGCTACCTCACACGATTAAGAGGTAGATCACTGCCAGTCAATCGAATGTCGATTGAGATGATGGATCAGTGTGGTAGAGAATTAGAGGAAGAAGGTAAGGCTGATGCAACCATTAATAGGTTCACATCAGCAGTACATTCAGTACTCTTTTTCTGTTACCAACGTAAGAAGATCCCACAGCCTAATACCTACCCTAAGAGGAAGGAAGTAGAAGGTAGACCTCAATGGTTTACTAAAGAACAGGTTGATGAGATAGAGAAATGTGCCCGTGGTCTTTTCTATAGAGATGACGTGGCAGATATCTCAACCTTCGGAGCATATACAGGACTAAGGCAAGGTGAAATCCTTAAGCTTAAAGCTGGGGATATTGACCTTACTAAAGGTTCTATCTATGTAGGAGGTAGACCTGGCTTCCAAACCAAAACAGGTAAATGGAGGGAGGTACCAATACATCCCAAGGTTGCACCTATTCTTGCTAAAAGATTAGAAAATGCACCTGATACATTACGTATCTTTGGTGATGAATGGAGTACTAAAGAAGTATTACTTAGGAACTTTAAGAAGGTAACAGCTTTCTTAGAAATTCCTCCTTCTTATGTATTCCACTGCTTACGTCATTCCTTCGGTGTATTTCATGCTGAAGCTGGTACTCCGATGAGAACTTTAATGGATCTTATGGGACATACATGTATAGAAACTACGCTGAGATATGCGAAAGTTTCTGACAGTGCAAGACGTAACGCAATGAGCAATATCTAAACAATTCATCAAGGACCAGCGCGTCCTGCAAGCTTGAAAACAGCCCAAATTTGCCTCATTTACAGAAAAATGAAGTAACCCTTGGGCTGGATTAAATAACCAGCTCTCGCCGAAATCGAACGGAGGGGGTGGGATTCGAACCCACGGAGGCTCGCACCTCGCTGGTTTTCAAGCCTAGAGTTGTTTTGATTACGCACATGGATGGGTCAGGTGTAAAAGCCTGACCTTTCTTTGTATGACATCTATCCACTAGCAGATAAGTTTTAAAAAAGACCATACACCTAAACCAGCGTCAAATTTATTATGCCAACTCCCGCTCAAATATCAGAGCAAGTTGACCTAGAACGCGATCAAATTCGACAAGGATTGAAACGTCTTAGGGACAACACTAGAAAATTAGAACAGAAAGAATATGCCTCGGCTGCTGTATATGGAATTAGTTCTATCGATACGTTACTGCCTGAGGTGGTTAAACAAATAGAGGAGACTAATGACAGGATTCACACTCGTCAAAATGGTGTTGCTTTTAAAGAGATAGCTAAGTATCTTGCTGACCTTGAACCGTTAGCAGCTGCTGCTATAGCTTGTAAGATAACGTTTGACAGAGTATTTAGTTTTAAAGAAGGAAGTAATAAGTTAACAAGGATATGTGAAGCCATTGGTAAGGCTGTAGAAGATGAATGTCAGATGAGACATTATGAGACACATGCACCTGGCTTATTAGAAGTACTTAAAAAGAATTACTGGCACAACTCAATAGGGACACATCAGAAACTTGTAGTGATTCGTACTCTTATGAATCGTTATGAAGTTAAGCAATGGATGCCTTGGCCAGTACCTCTTAGAGCAAAGTTAGGCGGATGGTTATTGGAATGTATTCTTAAACCTGTTAATTGGTTTGAGAAGGAAAAAAGGAGGGAAGGAAGGAAAACCACATACCACTTAGTTCCAACGCCAGAGTTCATCAAGATCAAGGATCAAGTCATGCATGATGCTGAATTATTCAGCCCATTGTCATGGCCAATGCTGATAGAACCTAATGATTGGAGCAATGAAAGACCTGGAGGATATCTCTTAAACGAGGTGATGCGAGGTCACGATATGGTACGTAGAGGCAACCACTTCCCTATACAGGGAGAAACTCCAATTGCTTTTCTGAACAAGATTCAGAAGGTTGGATACCGCTTAAACCCATTCACTGTTCATGTAGCAGAAGAGTTACAGAGCAAGGGGATGAGCGTAGGAAAGTTTATCCCCATTGTAGAAATACCACTACCACCTAAACCACCTGATATAGCTGAGAATTCTGATAGTCGAAAGGCTTATAGAAGGAAAGCTGCAGAGGTTATGAACATCAATGCCAACGCATTTAGACGTTCATGTAGAACAAGGATGACGATGGAAGCGGTAACTAGATTTAAGGATAAGGAGAAGTTCTTTATACCTTGGAGTCTGGACTACAGAGGGAGGGCTTATCCTATCCCTGCTTTCTTAACACCACAAGACACAGATTTTGGTAAGTCATTAATAAGATTTGCTGATGAATCGTTCTTAAATAATGAAGCTGAGAAGTGGTTATCTTTCCAAGTTGCAACAACTTATGGATTAGATAAAGCCACCATGACTGAACGCTTAGCTTGGACTAAAGATAATCTAAGTTTAATCACTAGAGTTGCTCAAGATCCTATAGGTTGTCTTCCTGATTGGGAGGTCGCTGAAGAACCTTGGCAATTCCTAGCAGCATGTGATGAGTATTACCATTGTTGTATTAAACGAGATAGAGGATATACAGGTCTACCAGTTGCTACCGATGCAACATGCAGTGGATTACAGATATTATCAGGATTAGCAAGAGATAAATCAACAGCTAAATTAGTTAATGTATTACCTGATGAAAGACCACAAGATGCATATAAAGTAGTAGCTGAGAAATCGAAACCAAATATACCTGAGATCCTTTGGCCTTATTGGGATAGGAAGTCTGTTAAGAGGTCAGTTATGACCATACCTTACAATGCTAAACCTTTCTCAAATCGTTCCTACATTAAAGAAGCTTTAAAGGAAAAAGGATGTGAAGTAGAAAAAGATGATCTAACTCTTACTGTTGCTGCTGTAAGAGATGCCATGAACGAAGTAGTTCCTGGTCCTATGGCAGTAATGAA